ACGAGGCCCTTGCCAGAACGGAAGGATTAAGCGAGATGGAGATCCTTCAGTATCGGGATATGCTGGAGGATGAGTTTAAAAGACCGGAGTTGCTGAGATGATGACACTGTTTGTGGTTAATAGTTGTGCGGACCCTCAAGATGATCAGGAAATCATTGATTCCTTTATTGGGATTGCTACTGATGTGCATCGTGTCGCGAGTTTGCATGAAGTTAACGGTATGGATAGAGAGGATTGGTATGGGGTATTCTATGATGATGAGCGGATTGACGAGCGGTTAAATGAGGGGCTCAAGGTGTTTTTAAGGGAAACTGATGCAGACGTATTGGTTCTTTTTAAGAGCAATGGCGTGATAGCATCAAAATCTCCACGTATATTTCGAAGACATATTACACTGTTGGACGGATCTTTGATGCCAGAGCAGGATGTACGGTTTGAAAGAGTTTTGAACGGATGGATACATGATAAAGATTGAAATAAATCAAGCTGACAAACAGCGCATCTTTAGTGCGTTAGATAGAATCAAGTCTGTCGCTGATGTGCAAGTGCAGGACACGATGCAGATGAAATGTGCTGTTGATTATTATCAGCTTGTCATGAAGAATATTCAATCTAGAAATCGACCGGGGTTGGCTTACAGCAAACGCTATAGGAATTGGAAGTACGAATACAGTTGGTCCGGTTATCCTGCTCCGTGGCGTTTAAGAGGTGACTTGGTGAAGTCTCTTGGTGCTTACAGGTTTGGGGATGGGTATATCGGAGGGGTGCAACCGGGCGCCATGGATACTGGTGGCAAAAGTTGGTTTGGGAAGGGAAAAGAGGGGCCAAAAGGGCCATCAAAATCTATAGAGATGTATGGTCGTGTCGAGGAACATAGACGGCCCGTATTTAAGCCTGCCAAGGAGGAGTATGCAAAGGATGGGTGGATCAAGAGAGGGAATGAGCTTTTAAAACGAATTGGAGCAGAGTGGCGATGAGAATAATCAATGTTGAGCCTAAAGATATTCATGTAACATTCGATATGAGTTTGCGTGAAGTGAATCTTGTTTTGGATGCGCTTGAGCATAGCGAGATCAAATTCCCGGGCGATGAAAAACCTGAATTGAAAGATGCTGCTCGTTTTTTAAGTGATGAATTCTTCAAGATACTCTCTGAGTTGGCGAATGAAATGGAGGGGTGAGGGATGGACCATCTAAGCATTCAAGAACGCGCGAAGTGGTTATCTAGCTTGATTACCAGGGAATTGCAACGATTTGAAGCGGACACCGGGGTCATGGTTGATGATGTTCGTGTTGGTAGGATTGATAAGCGTTTGACTTCGGTTAGCATTAACATAGACAGGAGATTCGAAAATGCCTGATTTGGATAGTACGGCGAAAGAAGCGAATATCCGGGATTCCATAAAAAAATTTTTTGTAGACAGTCTTTATTCCACGGAGGGCGTTCAATTAACTTTTGATCGTTATTTAGCTACACCGAACATTCAAGGTCATGGGGTCGATAGGTGGGTGTCTATTAATTTTGGCGATTTGCAGATGAGCGAACTGTCGACCCATACACTGAATATCTATTGCTGCACCCGGTCTGACGGAGAGGGTTTTAAATTAGCTCAACTTAGAGATAAGGTTTACAAATATTTGGTTGATGGTGACAGGACGGACGGGATGGCACGCATATCTTTTTATCGTAGTAGGGCGGCGGGGGCGTGGACTCTCCTGGAAACGGGAATGGTGGTTCAAGATATCATTGAAAGTCGTCAGTTTGAAGCGGAAGACGGGACGAAATATAAGATATTGACTTGTAGATTAAGATTTTCATCGAAAGTGTGATAAAAATGGATAAAATGTCCTTTATACTTTGCGAGAAATGTGGTAAAAAGTTAATTGAGCGGCAGTCTAACGGACTGTATCACTTTGTTTTCGGCAGGAATCCGAGTGAACCGGGCAATCCTCCGGTAGATATCCTGATTCATGGGAACCTGAAGATAAAGTGTTTGAGACGAAATTGTAATCATATCAACACATTAAACTTTTTCCCTTTTGACGTTACTGATGCGTCTGTTTGATAAGGGGAAATTGCCATTCAATCGACTTGTCGAATCGTTTTTCAATCAGCCTTTCAGCTGAAATCATCCGGCTACATTTTAAATGGTTTTTAAGTTGAAAGGAGTACGATTATGGCAAGACAAGGACCAGTTACCAAGGATACATCTACCGTTGCAATCGGGTTGATGCAGATTCGGGCGGCTACGTCGTCAACGTATATTGCTCAACCTGGTGCGGCACTTACCTCCAGTGAGTCTATCGGCGCACTGGCAAACACCAAGTTCATGGGTAATACCGATTGGTATAAACTGGAGTCAGGGTTTCCCCTGATCGAGGATTATACTGTTCCGATCCGAGAAGGCGCAGCATTGGAATGCGCTTTTAAAGAGATTACTCCGTATAACATGGCTCTGGCACACGGGATCGACCCCACGGGAAGTTATGCGGAGGTTCATTCCGGTGAAATTACTCTGGGTGGCAGGACTGCTCCTGATTACCTGAGAGTTGAGGCGGTTTATACGTATCCTAATGGATCAAATACCATGACCTTCATTTTCCCCCGGGCGCAGGTTTCTGCTAATGTGGAGATGGATATGTCTGCCGAGGACTCGGCTGCAGTTACTGTTACGTTTGAAAGTAAGAACGCTTCCAGTGATGTGTCGGGCGGGAATGCAATTTGGGATGACAAGCCTCTCGGTCATATTGAGTGGGCGTAAACTAGTAAAACCAAACTAATTGCGGCGGGGCGATACGCCTCGTCGCAAATTACAAGGAGAGTGAAAATGCCGGAGAATGAAAGTTCAAAATTGAATCCTCAAGTTATAGATATTGAGATTGGTATTCGCAAATTGAGGAAAATAACCATTTATCCGTTGTCCATGAGTGACCAATTATCCTTAACGGATACGGTGATAAAGACCATTATGAAGCGGGTTGAGGATACTGGTTCCGCTGATGTGACGGTGGCGTTTATCATCGAGGTCATTCAGGACAACATTGGTAAAATATTGAAAATGGTTACTGATGAAACCGATGATTTAACTTTAGAAATGAGCAACATGCAGGCGGTTGATGTTGCTAATGTGATTTTTGATGTTAACTACGGCGCGGTAGCAAAAAACTTCAAGAGCCTCTCCGCGAAGATCAAGGAAATGTTTCAATCGGAGAGGCCGTTACAACAGTCTGCGAAAGGTACGGATATCGTCTCGAAGACTTCTACAGAAAGTCCTATCGAGAAGGCGGTGTAACTTTTGGGCAGATGCTTACGTTGTACGAGCATACTGAGAAAAGGGCTGTTGATCGGTTTAAAATGGATGCCGCGCTCCATGGCGTGAGGCTGGATGACACTTCAAACGCTCCAGCAGCTCCGAAGGCTATGGGAGGTGTGTCTGGCGACCCGGACTCGTATAGCCACCTTTCGATGGATGAGCGCGAGGCATTGACGCAGAAGATGATGGGGCGCCATAAGTTTTGGGTTCAGAATGATAACCCTCTTGGCGGCAAACAGCCGATTGGATAGGACACATGTCTGATGAATTAACACTAGGGGTCTTGTTTAAAGGTGCCATTGATCCTTCTTTGCAGCAAAAGTTGGATGCAATGAAAAAGTCGATTGAGGGCTTGAACAAAACATTGTCAAGCGCTACCAGCGTCATTGGTCAATCGTCAAAGAGCATGGGGGATCTAGCCCTTAAGTCAGATCTTACGGTCAAGTCAATCAAGGGCGCGACCGGAGAGTCGGCTAAGTTCAAGGAGGCCCTTGGAAAATTAAACGCCGTTGCGTCGCAAACGAAAAGCGGTTTTGACACTGTTCATTCAACCTTAATGAAGGTTGAAAAAGCAATCCAGATGACGGCTCAAAAAATGACAGCCGCGGGAAAGGATGGGGCGGCATGGGCAAACAGCGTTGATCGTTTAGATCTTTATAACAAATCTTTAAATGGAACCCTGAAGTCAACGGCGAGTGGACTTCAGGTTGTTTCTAAAGAAAGTCAAAAAACTTCCAAAGACATTTCCTTTATGGGGAAGCAAATCGGTACTCTTGATGGCGCGTATAATCGCTTGATGGGCGCTTTTAAGGTGACTGCTTCTTACGGTGTTGCCGCAACTGCAATCTATTCAGTGATCAATGCCATGAAGGGTGGGGTTGATGCAATTATTGATTATGACCAGGGGTTGAAAAACCTCCAAGCCATCACGGGTGCAACGGACCGCGAAGTTACCACGATGGGCGAAACTATCAAGCAGGTGGCTCGGGATACCAAGTTTTCGACGTCTGAAGTATCAGATGGAATGACCCTGCTCGGTCAAGCTGGATTGAACGCTGGTGAAGCTATTAACGCGATGAGGGACACGGCCTTCCTTGCTACCGGGACCCTGTCAGACATGCAGACGTCCACGGATCTTGTTTCCACAACGATTCGAGCATTCGGGTTGTCGGCTACCGAATCAGGGCGTATCGTTGATGTTATGGCGAATGCCGTTAATAAATCAAAACTCACCATTGACAAGTTAAGGACTGCTTTTAATTATGTCGCTTCGACTTCATCGCAAGCCGGGCTGTCTCTTGAAGATACAGCGGGCGCAATGATGAATCTTGCCAATAGTGGCTTGCGGGCGTCTACAATAGGGACCGGGCTTCGTCAAGTGTTGTCGAGGGTAGTAAAGCCTAGTGAGAGCATGGGCCAGGCTCTTGCATCAGTTGGGCTGCGGCTTGATGACATCAATCCCGCGACCGCCGGGTGGGCAGGAACACTGGATTCCCTAAAACAGATCCTTTATGATTCCAACACAAATACCGTTAATATGTCTAAAGCATTCCAGCTTTTTGGCTTACGTGGTGCACAAGCCGCGGCAGTGATCGTAAAATCATATATCAGTGGCGAATATACCAGGGCCATGGATAATGTTTACGCCATTGGGACGGCTGAAGAAATGGCTGCAAAGCAAGCGGAGGGGCTTGGTGTTAAATTAAAGAACTTGGTTGACCGTGCTAAAAATGTAGCGGTTGCCTTTGGGGAGGCTGGTGTTGCAGGTGCTATTCGGTTGTTTTTAGACGCGATTCGTTCGGCGCTTTCAGCGGTTGAAACATTTGCAGGGTCCGTGGTTGGGCAGACGTCTATTCAACTCGCTGCTTTAGCGGGTAGTTTTAAGATTGTCACGAGTGCTGCCGGTGCGTTCATGGGTGTGTTGATGAAGTCAACACTCATTGAGTCTGTTGTAATGACATATCGCGGTCTTGCTACCACGATGTCTGGCAAGACGGGGTTGTCTGGTGCTTTTGCCACTGCTGCGGGTGCCTTAACGTCATTCCTTACTAAGTTAAACCCACTAACTATTGCAATCGGAGTCGTGGTTGGCGCCATTGTTGCCTATCAGAACGCCCTAAAGAAACAGGTCAAGGACGCTGAAATTGCAGTCACTCAAACTGAATCTCAAGTTAGTTCGCTTGGAGCGTACAAAGGTGCGCTTGAGAGTACTGCTGCGAAGGTTCTTGCTTCTGCCGATGATACCGCCAAAGCTAAACTCGCGAATGACGCCTACATCTCCACACTTCAGAGGTTAATCAAAGATCATCCTGAGTTGCAAGGACAGATTCGATTGACTACGGATGCTATTGACGAGAATTGGGAAGTCCTTAATCGTTTCGCTGGAACGGCACATCAGGAATCTCTGCAAGCTGTAATTGATTTGTATAACAAATATGGCGAGGCGGCAGAACGAGCTAAGCTGTGGACAGGTGTTTGGGAAGATGTAAAGCTTGGAGTCGATGCGGTTGGGAGGGCCTTTTCTTGGTTCGTCAATGATGTCGTGCTTCTTGGCGTTGAACAAATGTTGACGGGTTGGGGTTATATTTTTGATGCGCTTGCACAAACAGCGAGTTTGATTCCTGGTGTGGGCGATTCTATCGTAGGGTCCTTCAGGGAGGCGTCGTCTACGCTGCAAACTGCGGGGAGCGAAGTTAGAAATTATTTTAAAACGCTCGGTGAGGGGTCTAAGGAAGCCGAGGGTATTCAAGCTAAACAGAAGGAATTGATAGATAAGATTGCGCAGGCGTATGTCGGGACCGGCGAAAAGGCGGGCTTGTCCTATGCCTTGATTCGAGAAGAGCTTTCCAAAACAAAAGGAAACACGGACGATTTCATCAATAAAACGATAGTTCGAATTGATGAGCTGCGTAAGGCCGGCGAGAGCGCCCCGGTTAAGATTCAGGAAGTTACGGTTCAAGCTACCAATAAAATGTCGGATGCGTGGCAGAAGTATTACGAGACTCAGGACCTTAACGGACAATACGAGGTGCAACAGGCTTGGGAACGGCTTCAAAAGAAGGCAAAAGATTTCGCTGAATTTTTGGGCGAGAAGGTCAAGTCTCAAGAAATCACTTCTGAACAGATGTTCAATGTTTTGGATAGATGGTGGGAAAACGAGCTTCAGAAATATAAGGAAAAGAAGTTAAAAGAGGAGGTGGCGCTTGAGAAATCTCTTGAAAAGCGCAAAGCTGAGTATCAGAAATTTTCAGATGCCGTAACTAAGATTGAGGAAAAACTGGCAGCAGATAAGAAGAAGTTGCGCCAATCGGACATGACCGATGAAGAAATTCGTAACGACGACTTATTGGAAGCACGGAAGGCTCTTGCGGATGCCATTAAAGCTGTTAATGAGGCCACAACAAAAGAGGATAGGGATGAGGCATTAAAGCGGATAGAAATGGCCAGGGAACTTTATAGCGCTATTTCAACCGCGGCCGTTTCTGCCGGAAACAGTGCGGTAGATGCGAAAAAGAAAGTCACCGAAGTCACTAAAGAAGAAGCGTCAAAGCAAGTTGAACATACTAAATCCGCTTATGATAGGATGATTGATGTCTATAAAAGTCATGCGTCCAAGGCTGAGAGTGTTTTTAATGATTTTTCTGATACGCGTAAACGCATTGAAAAGGCAGAACTGGATCATATGGAGGAATTACGTGACCAGTATGCCAAGGAGGATATTGAGCGCATTAAGAAGACCTTCGGGGAAAATAGCCAGGAACTTCAGGATTACATAGATGACGCGATTCGTTGGTATGGGGAGGAGGAAGCAAAACGAATACTTGGGCTTGAGAACATGAAGAAAAGCACTTCGAGCGCTTATTCGACCATGCAAACAGCTGCCGAGTCGGCGTTTGGTGTTATTACTGAATTGTTGGAAAAGCTTGCCGCGAAGTTTTCTGAGGAACATAAATACGATATTAATGAAGACCCTGCTATCGAGTCGTTGGAGAATGTTAGAAAAAAATCTGTTGAAACAGACGATGTGGTAAGCGATCCGAAGACCTATGTTGTAGACACGGACGACGCTCGTAAAGACGTTACGGCATTAAAGACAAATGCCGAAGATGCTCGTGAGGCCATTGTTGGGGATAAGGAGTACAATGTCAGCACAAAAGACGGACGTAAGCAGATTTCTGAGCTTGAGAAAGATGCGGAAGATCTTGGGAAAATCATAAAAGAGGATAAGGAATATAAGATCAGCGGTGACGATGCAAAAAGGGTCATACAGGATATTGAAACTCCCGTTGAAGGACTCGGCAAGATTATTGCGGATGAAAAAGAATATCTCATTAATAATGCGTCTGCTCGACTCGCGGTCACGGAAATACAGGTTGATGCTCAAACCCTCAATGATATGATTGAATCGTCTCACAATTATATTATAGACAACGAGGGGGCGTTATGGGTTATCGATGAAACGACCTTCGCTATTACAAAGTTCACTGAAAAGGTTGAAGAACCGAAGAAGATTAATATTGACACGAGCGATTTCCAATCTGATTTTGATGCCATCAATAAAGAGATCGATGATTTTGAACGGAATGTCGAGGAAGAGCGGTCTCTGAAAGTTGACACGAGTCAACCTGAACGTGATATACCGAAGGTGACGGAAGACGCTGTTGCTGTAAAACACGAGGTGGATAAAGATCGTGTTCTTGACATTGATACGACCGAGGCTGTCACCAATGTTGGAAAAGCAGACACGCAACTTGCTACACTTCGGGGCACATTGTATGCGGTAATGGGTGATTTCGCGTCACTGTCTATCGTGGCAATGGACAAGGCCAACAACATCGCTGAGGCATTCAGCACGGCATCTACGAAAATCCAGCACGCTTTTCTTGATCTTACCGGTCAAATTCTATCAAACCTGAAGAGTATCGCGTCGAAATCGGTTGATGTGTCAGAGATTATTATAGCTTCGTTTGAAAAAGCAGAACAAGATTCCAAACCACCGCTTGATTCGCTAAGAAGGTATGGGATTGCTGCGTTTAGCACTTTAGCAAACGCCGCGTCTTCTGCCGCCGATAAGATGAGGCGTTCTTTTATACAGGCTATCGATGCTATAATTGCGAAGATAAAAAAACTGGGCAGCGTAAAAATCACCATATCGGTTACTGGAACCGGGTCAACAGAAAGGCCGATAACTGAAAAGATAGATGAGATCGAGGGTCGTCTGGATCAGTTTAAGGATCGTGTGGAGTCAATTAACCCAAAAATGACGGTTGATTTTTATGGGGTTGGTTCCACTACGACACATCTGAGCGATAAGATGGGGAGTTTGGCGACTGCTCTCATTGATTTACAGAAGATTGCAGAGACTGTCGCTGTTTTTGAGATTGACTTGTCCGACTTTGAAAGAAAGATGAACGGGGTTATTTTGCCGTTGATTCAATCTGTGTCAGACATGATGGGCGAGATCACGTTCGATATTGAAGCAGCTGAGACTATAAAGGCCTTAGACGAGGCGGTTTCAGCATTGAATAGCATCCTTGAAAACTTGTTTAATATTAAAGACTTGACAAATGATGTGACGGATAGTTGGCGCAAAGGTGTAGTTAGCGCGATCAAAGATGACGTTATTCCGTTGTTTGGTGATATTGTATCTCTTATCGAGAGCCTCCCTCCTCTGGATCTCGGAGCCGTTGAAACTATTGCCAATTTACAGCAGGTGGTGGATGCCATAGCCTCTATCATCGTTGGGATGTTTGAGCTTAATGTTATTCCATTAGATGATTTGTCGGATAATTTTAGAGAGTTATTCGATATCATGCAATCGGCTATAAAGAATGTGAATGCGCTTGGTGCAACGATCAATACAGAATTGATGGAAAATTTTTCATCTATGTCAAGTATGTTATCGGATGCTGTTGACCTGTTTTCTGAAATTGCATCAATGGATTTTAGTGGCGTGTCTTCCGGGATTACGAATCTTGTTCGGTCAATGAATGACTTGAGTTCTGCGCTTGAAGGGTTGCAAACCTTGCCGCTTATTTCTGTGTTTCAAGGTTCTACGATGGGCATGAGTGTTTTAGCCTCCCAGATGGTTGAATGGTACGGGGACGTCGCTGACGGTTTGATGAGGATCATTGACCTGTTTAAAGAGCTTGAGTCCATCGATATTCCCAATATTTCGGATAGCATTGAAGAGTTAGTCCAGCAAATGAATTCCATGGCAAAAATCATGGAAGACTTGGGGCCGATAGGGTCTTCTGTGCGAGCAGTTCTTTCCGGGTTCGAAGATTCCGTTGAAAATCTTCAACAGGTTGTTTCATTTTTTGTATCGTTACAGGGTGTCGATTTCGGTCATCTTAATAAAGACATATCCGACCTCGCTGATGGAATGAACGCTTTAGTTTCTGCCATGGCCGGGGTCAGTAAAGACCTTGGGGATATGTTCTGGAAATCTCAGAGTCTGGCGGCTACTGCCGAGAACCTCCGGGTAGTGGTTGATTTGTTCAGGGACTTGGCTTCCGTGGATCTGTCTGAGTTGGAAGGTGATTTCGAACAACTCGCCATACTTATCGGTAAAATGCAAGACGTGGTGTTTACCTTCTCGGGCGTTGGATCATCAAAACTGCCGCTCGGGGATAAGATGAGGGAAATCAGTGGGTGGTTTGGCGCTTTGGATTCTGTCGTTAATGCTGATCGCGAAGTGGTTATCGATTTCATGGGAATCGGCTCCAGTGCAACGTACATCACTGAAAAGATTGATGAGGTCGGTAAATCGTTGGCCGACATGCAGCGTCAAATCCAGCTTCAAGTCTTTGCGGATGGTCTTGACCTGCGTCTGGATCGTTTGGATCAGATCAAGGATGATATCAATGCTTGGAAAGACACTCAGCAGGATTTTATTGACACAAAGATGGGGGAACTGTCAGCTGCTGGCGATATGATTTCTGACTGGTTGAGTAAACAGAAGGATGTCATAGAGAGGAGATACGATGACGAATTAGCCCGACTGGACGATTGGGAGACGGCGCACGAAAAACAAATGGACGACCTGGCACGTCTTGCTGAAGATCGTTATGATGCCGAGATGGTGAAGATAGAACGGTTGGATGATATTGCTCAAGATGAATACGATGTTAGGAAAGAAGTAATTGATCAATTACGTAGCAACTTAGATGGTTTATCTTCTGCCAGCGGTGCGTTCTTTGATGTTCAGCGTGCGGTTCTCGATACTTCTACTGCAATGACGGCGCGTGAAATTTCAATTCGGGGGCAGATCCTTGATGTTCAATTACGTACGCTCGATTCCGAAAAGGCGGCAGAAGTCGGCAAGCTTGAAGCGCAGAGGGAGCAACTACTGAGCCTCCAGAACGGTTCTTCGTTGCTGGCGTTGTATCGTGATTCCATTGATGAGGAATATCGTTTAAAGCGCGAAGCCGTAATCTTGCAGAAAGAAACTATGGGGCAGATGGTTAATCTTACGGAAGACGAGATAGCCATTAAAAGAGCTGAGTTAGACTTGGCCGAGGTCTTGGCGGACAATGAAATAAAAACCAGGGAGGCTATTCTTAGTGATCTGATAAGGCAATCTGAAAAAGAAATCGACAAACGATATGAAACAGAGATGAATCATATTAAAAAACTTCAGACTATCGCACAGAGAGATTATGATTCGAAGCTTGAAGAAATTAATTTGCGGGATACTTTGGTCAAGGATGTAATCAGCAAGCAGCGCGAAGCGGCGGAAAAAGAGTACGGTAAACGCATGCAATCTATCAATCTTCAAACTAGCGCTACTAATGCCGAGATAGAAAGCCGCAGCCGACTTGTAGAACGGGTTGAGCGTGTGATGGATGCAGAATACCGTATCCGAATGGAACGTACTGAAGCTATTGGAAGGTCATTGACCCTGTTGCACGAACAAATATCTAGCGCGGCTTCTCGCTTAGCTTCGATTGCGTCTTCCGTGCGAGCACCTGTAAGCGCTGCCGCAGCTTCCTCTTTTTCTACTGGCGGCAAACTCCCCGGCTACGGTGGCGGAGATACAATACCGGCTTTATTGGAAAAAGGCGAGTACGTGATTCGGAAGGAGGCTGTTCAGAAGTATGGCGAAGGTGCGTTTGAGAAACTCAATTCTATGATTCCCAAGTTTGCTTCGGGTGGGTTGGATAAATTTATAGAGAGTTTTTCTGTTGGTGGTAAACTTCCGGGTTTTGGCGGCGGAGATACAATACCGGCTTTATTGGAAAAAGGCGAGTATGTGATTCGGAAGGAGGCTGTTCAGAAGTATGGGACTAAGATGTTTGAGAACTTAAACTCGATGATGACGAGGTTTTCAGATGGAGGTTCAGTTAGGCGTATAGCAATACCGAACGTTCAGGCTCAAAAATTTAGTGATGGGGGTAGCGTNGGTACCGTNCCGACGTCTTCAACAATTAATGTGACGGTTGCGCCAACATTTATGACAGGCGATCGAAACAGTGTGCAGCAAGTTGCTCAAACTCTTAGAGACGAAATCAGGAAAATCGATCACAGGTACGGAGTCGCTTGATGGCAAAGATAAAGCTTTATACGCGAAACATTCTTGAAGATAGCACTGTAACGGTCACAGGGGCTCCTGACACGGGTTATCCTAAAGCAAGGTTGTATGATCGGACCATTTCTTTGTATTGGAAGGACACGGTAACGGAGGCGAAAACCTTTCATGTAGATCAAGGGGCAACTGGCAACGAATCGGTGGACGGATTGTTCATTCCGAAGCACAATTTTAATGGCGAAGACCTGACGTGGGAATATTCTGAGAACGATTCAGACTGGTTTGACGCTGTTTCCGGATGGACGCAGGGGGATAGTAACCAAATAGAGAAAACGCTTAACACGGCACTTCTGAAGCGTTATTGGCGGCTAACACTGACGTCAATGGCGAATCCCCGGTGTTCTGAAATATTCATGAGTTATGGTTATGAATTTCAGGTGGATTTTTCATCGCAGCCGACTCTTGCAGAGGTTCCAAATGTCCAGTGGCATATGACGGTTGGTGGTCTTGAACGGTCTACACGGTTTGGTGATGAACGGCGGCAAAGGACGTATTCGTTGTTTCTTGACAGTACAGACTTGGCGTCTTTCAGGGCTGCGATGGATGACTTGACCAATTACTCGAAACCGTTTTATTTGAAGGATCATGAGGGAAGTTATTTTATGGTGAGGCTTTTGGATGTTCCGAAGGAGAATTTCATGACTGAGGGGCATGTGACGATGACGATTAATCTGATTGAAATGTTGTAAGGGTGAGATAATGATAAAAAATACATTTGGTACAATGTCTACTTGGTGTTGGGAACATTGGTCGAAGGTTGGGGAAAATTATATTCAGCGTGATACTTGGACAGAAAACAACGTTACGACTGATGAAGGGTTAACACATGCGTTGGATGTAATTTTTTCAGAGGGCGCGAACAAATCTTGGTATATCGCATTGTTTAATGACGATTATTCCCCTGTTGCTAGTGATACATATCAACTTCCAGGGTACGCTGAAATGACGAATTATGTCGGTGCACGTCCGGCATGGGAAGAAGCGGGTGTTTCTTCTTTGAGTATTTCTAATTCTGCAAATGTCGCCGCATTCACTATGACAGGTTCAGACGTGGTTTACGGGGCTGCATTGGTTAGTGCTGATACACCAGGCGACAGTTTATCGGGGGAAGTTTTGTATTGCGCCAGCAAATTCACGACTGAAAGAACCGTTGAGAATGACGACATATTGAAAGTAACAGTAACTATTTCAGCACAGGATGTATAATGTCTCGTCTATTTATTGATGGTTTTGAGCATGGAGATGAACACCTGTGGGTAGCAGGCACTGTAAGCATAATTGATGGTGACTTCGATCCTCATTTTAGTAATTATGCGCTTCGACTTGAGAACGGCGAGATAAAACGTAACATCCCAGAGTCAAGTGTTATTTGCATTGGCTTGAGTGCAGTTGTAAGCTCTACGCAAACACTAACTATAAAGTTCTATACTGTATCTGGGGACATCCAAGGATATGTCAGCATTAATAGTAATTGGTCGTCTGTTTCAGTACATAATGATACTAATACTGACAGCGATAGTCATTATTTTGGAGCTAACGCCAATTGGCATATTCAAATACGATTTGAAAACATAACTGTTACTCAAAAAAGGGTGCAGGTTGATGTTAATGGTTTTGAATACCTTGATTACACATTTGATAACGATACCGCAGACAAAGATAAAACCGGCATTGTTGGAATAAGCGGGACTGGAATAGGTCCAACGGTCGATAACGTCATTATCGATGATGCTAATTTAAACATGTATCCAAACAGAATTGTTTCACTGATCCCATCTTCTGACAGTGATCCGTTGCAATGGGTTCCTGTGAGCGGAGAAAGTCATCATTCTCTTGTAGATGAGATCCCTTTGTCAAATTATGACTTCGTGGTCTGGAATCAATTCATCACTGCGGATAGCGCAGCTATTGATGTTTTTGAGATGACAAACCTAGAACGGTTGGATATCGATATTCGAAGCGTTCAATTGCAAGTTTATGGTAGCACAGGGCACATTAGCGGCGAAACGTATAAATCTTTTATACGGATATCGGGGGAATATCATTATGGTCATTCCGGCGAGGCGTCTGGCGCCAATTATCGTCATAACCCGACTGTATGGGATATGAACCCCCAATCTTCCGGCGAATGGACTGTGGAAGCAGTTCAGAACTTGGAAGCCGGGATTGTATTTATTTAAGGGAGTCATATGCCTGATTCTATTTTGCAGCCAGGTCTTCAGGGTTCAAATGGGTATTACGTCTTAGGTCAAGAGCATGTTAGCAGAAATGTTTTAAATTTAGGCCATGACGGGTCTGATTCTTTGAACGGGTACAGTTCTTTTTCTAACGCTTTTTTCGGCAGTTCACTACGCCCCCGGTCAGAAATAATAAGCGCCTATGTTCGTTTGACAGCAGATGGCGACAGGTTGAATACCACTTGTGATGTTTCAATTTATATAGCCTTTGGATATATTCAAGAATTGGTGGAAGACATGGAAGCGCTTCAGTTAACTTCTGCGTATGTTAATTGGACTGTTCCTCCATGGACAGATGGTACGGTTTATGATTCTCCTGATGTAACAACACTTGTTCAGGAGTATGTCAATTCGAGTTATTTTAGCACTCATAATCATGGCCCACTTTTTATTTTTAAAGATAACGGGAGTAGCCCATCGGCTTTACGAACAGCAACAACAGATTATTGGCCTGTAGTCATAGTTGCGCCAGAGCTTCACGTTGAATGGGTCGCTCATGTTAATATAGGTCAAGTTGCCGCGCAAATAGAGTACACGCCGCCTGTTGAAATCACAGAAACCATAGGTCTTGATAGTGATATTGAAGCATTTAATGAACTCCATACCATAGCCGCGGATTCAATAGGTTTTGGTATGAACCTCACAGGCTTCAGATACACAAATTACCAAAACGCAATAGATGTTCCTTTTGTGTCACCCGTTAGAGTCGTTAAGGTCGAATTGACAAATAAAACGTTGTACTTGTGTGATCGTTTATGGGATGTAGGTACATCGGACGAATGCGTTTATGAATCTCAACTTTACGAACCGTTTATCATTGGTTGGAACGATATCGTAATTGGAGAGATAAATGAGGTCGATCTGAAGTCTAGCCCGGGCGCGGCATCTTTTTTGATAGACAACAGTGCGCCGGTAGGGGGAAGTGAAAATTTTGGTGAACTTTTTAATACGTACGACCCTTATTATGCCAAAGTTACGGTCACAGAGTTTTTTAATGCAACGCCGCCTACAGACGGGGTGGAAATTTTTGTGGGGTACATTGAACAAGTGGACATCGAAGCGGACCAATCGTTGAGGATAACTTGTTCAGGATTCGAGCTTTCTCTTTCTAATAAATTCGCTCATGAGGTCGTTGATAGCGATACTTATCCGAACGCTGACCCGAATGATATCGGTAGAATGTTGCCGCAAGTTTATGGATCAGCGCAGAGAGTCCCGTTCAGGGCTGTGGATATCGGATGGTACTCGACGCTTATTTCGGATATATCGGATACAGTGACGACCATTGAAGTGACGAACGCCGATGATTTTTACTCATCGGGAACGGTGCAGATCGGCAGTGAAGAAGTCACTTATACCGGAGTATCCAACAATCAACTCACGGGTTGCACAAGAGGCGCTAACAGTACAACAGCCACGACCCACAATGCCGGCGATTACGTGGTAAAGTCTATCCAGTCATCGGCGGATTATTTTTATTATATCATCGGTCATGCGGTCAAATCCATCACGGCGGTTTATATGAATAACGTCAGGATGGATGCGGCAAACTATACCGCTTATACCGGTCAATCAGGTGATTACCACGCGAGTTATAACGGTTACGCCTGCATCGAAGTTAAAAACCTTTCAAGCACGCAGACGATGGGAGATGTATCGGTCGATCTCGAAGGATTTGAGGATGATGCGAGCGGGACCTATACCGGCACTGGAAGTGCTTTGATTGAAAGTCCGGAAGCGATCATTAAACATATTTTGCTTGACCGTTG